ATTCGGAGAAGGGCGAAGCAGCGCGGGGCTTGGCGCAACTGAAGGCACAGGGCGCGCGGGTAGAGCAACGCGAAAGCTATTCGGTCTGCCGCTATCTGATGACGATGGCCGAAATCCTGGAGGAAGAAGATTGGCCGGGGATGCATATCCCGATCATTCCCCTCATTGGCGAAGAAGTCAGAGTAGGACGCGAAGTCTACCGGCACGGGATTGTTCGTTATGCGCGCGACCTGCAAAAGATGGTCAACTACTATTCGTCGGCCGAAACCGAAGTCATTGCGCTGCAACCGAAAGCGCCTTGGATCGGCACCAAGAAGATGTTCCAGGATCGGCGGGACTTATGGGAAACCGCCAACACCGAGAATCATCCTTATCTTGAATATACGCCTGACCCGTCAGCGCCGGGAGCCGAGCCCAAGCGGGTACAGCCTCCGGTCCCGTCACAGGCCATCCAGGAAGGCTCGCTGAACGCCGCTAATGACATGAAGGCGGTTATCGGCATCTATGATGCGAGCCTCGGCGCCAAGTCGAATGAAACGTCTGGCGTTGCGATTGCGCGCCGGGATGAACAGGGTGACACCGGGACTTTCGTCTATCACGACAATTTCGCGCTGGCGATCGAGCGCACCGCCGAAATCGTCAATGAGTTGTTCCCCAAGATTTATGACACCCAAAGGACGCTGCGGATTGTCGGTGACGACGGCAAGCCCGATATGGTGCAGATCAATAAGCCGACGATGATCGACGGCATGAGCAAGATCCAGCACGATATGAGCGCCGGGACTTACGACGTGGTGATGGAAGAAGGGCCGGCCTACGCCACCAAGCGCGAGCAGGCCCAGGACGGCATCCAGGCATTTATTCAGGCATTCCCGCCGGCTGCGGCCGTGTTGGGCGACATCTACGCGAAGATAATGGACTTCCCGCACGCCGAAGAAATCGGGGAGCGGCTGGAGGAATTATTACCGCCTCCTATCAAGGCGAAGCTCCAGCAAGAAAGGGCCGAGGCCGATCAGGCATCCGGTCAACCACCTGCGCCGCCAACGCCGCAGGAGCAACAGCAGGCGCAGGCTCAAGCGCAGCAACAGCAGCTTCAGCAACAGGAAATCGCGCTGAAGATGGCCGAGCAAAAGGCCAATACCGACAAGGCCGCAGCCGAAGCCCGCAAGGCGAACGCCGAAGCCGACAAGGCCGAAGCCGAGGCCAAGCTGATGACGCAGCGCCTTGCAGCCGGTCATATGGACGAACTACGCAAGATCGAGACGCACGACCACAGCATGGCGCGCGGTCATGTCCAGCACGCACAGGACACCACGCATGCACAGGACCGTCACGCAATCGATATGACGCTGAAGGGCTTTGGCGAGGCGAGGGCGCAACAGGGCGCGGCTCAAGGCGCCGAGACGCATCAGCAGACAATCGACCAGATGAACGCACCGGAACCAGCGGAATCATAAATGGCAAATCTTTGGATTACGGAATACAGCGGCGCGGCCGATGAGCGGACTCAGGTTTTTAGCTCGCCGGCCAATGGGCGGCAAACCGTCACCATCGGATCAGAGGCAAAGTCCAATGCGTTCGGGGCGGCCACGCATTATGTCAGGCTGAAGGCTCTGGCCGATTGCATCTATGTCATCAGCGCTGCCGACAATAACGGAACATTCCAGGCGGCCTCGACCACGGTCGGCGATTACCTGTCCTCCGGGGACATCGAATGTATCGGCGTGAAACCGGGCATGAAGATTTCGGTGATCTCGACCACTGGCTCATAATGTTTTTCAACAGACGACCGCGCGTCGTCATTAACTTGGAGATCAACATGGCTGATTTTACGAAGCTGGAAGCAGAACTTGACGCGCTGAGCGCCAAGATAGACGCGATCCTGGCTAACCCGCCCGCGCCTCCGGTTGACGAACAGCCGGCCGTTGACGCGGCAAGCGCCAAGGTCGAGGCGATGATTGCGAAGCTCCCCGGCTAACTAATTCCGGCGCATTGACGCTGGTTATCGGCCGTCCTTCGGGGCGGCTTTTTTCATGAGAAAAGCATGACCACAGAGACCGAACAGCCGGCGGAAGCGCTGGCGGAAGTCAAAGAAGAACCTGTCAGTCTCGACGAGGTTTCGACGGAAACCGAAGCGAAAGACGAACCAAAACCGGAAGAAGGCAAGACCGAGGACGCCGGCGACGGCGACGAGGACAAGCCAAAGAAACCAAGCGGCGCACAACGGGCAAAACTCCGTGAGGCGCGGCTAATCCAAGAACTCTCGCAGCGCGAGCGCGAGATCGAAGAACTCCGACGTTCTTCGCCGGCTGTAAAGGCCAGCGAGACCGACGAGAAAGAGCCTGTCGAGGCGGATTTCAGCGGGGACTTTTTCGCATTCCAGCACGCAATGACGGCCTTCAAGGCTGGCAAGGCGGCACGGGATGCAATCGAAAAGGTCTTTCAAACCCGTGAGCAGAAAGACAACGCCGAAAAGCAGGCCAGTGTCGCAAGAGAACGCCGCGAGGCGCATCTTGAACGGGTCGAGGACGCTCGCGAGGTAATCGCAGACTTCGACCAGGTTATGAAAGCGATGGACGGCGTAAAGGTCCGCAACGATGTGATTGACGAAATCATGTCGTCGGACAAGAGCGCGGAAATCTCCTATTTCCTCGCAAAGAATCCTCAAAAGCTTGCGGAAATGGACCGCATGAGCGGCAAGGAGCTGGCCCGCGAAATGGGACGGCTGGAAGCAACGCTCAAGCTGCCGACCGCGAAAAAACAAACCTCAGCACCAGCGCCGCTCTCAGCCCTCAAAGGCGGGGCAAGCGGCTCGTTCGATCCCGAGAAAGCTTCGATGGACGATTATGTCGCGAAGCGAAAAGCGGGATGGAAGGGCTGAACCTCTTCATCTGATTGCCCGTCGTGATGACGCGCGGTCCCCGTGCGGAACGCAGTGATGCGCCCCGCCAGAAGGAATTGCTACCATGACTCAGAATACACTTACCGCAAGCGTCATTGCCAAAGAGGCGGTGATGATCCTCGACAATAACCTCGTGATGGCCAATCAGGTTTTCCGTGGTTATGAAAACGAGTTTGAGAAGAAGATCAACGGTTACAACATCGGTGACACTCTTTCGATCCGCAAGCCGACCGACTTCACCGTCCGCGATGGCAAGGTAGCCGCCGCACAGGATGTCAAGGAAGGCAAGACGACCATTGTCGTGAACAAGTTCAAGGGCGTTGACTTCAAGTTCTCGTCGCAGGACTTGACCTTGAACATTGACGAACTGTCCACCCGCGTCATCAAGCCCGCCATGGTGCAGCTTGCCAACCAGATCGACTCGGATTTGATGGCGCTCTATGCCAGCGTTCCGCAGTGGGTCGGCACTCCCGGCCAGATCGTCAACTCCTTCGCGGACTTTGCCCTCGGTCCCCAGAACCTCGACGAATTCGCGGTTCCCCAGGATGGCCGTTATGGCGTGATGTCGCCTGCGGATTATTGGGGCATGTTGGGATCGCAGACTGCATTGTACATGCAGAACGCGGCGAACGGCGCCTATCGCAACCGGCAGCTCGGCAACATCGGCGGTGTTGAAACCGAGATGGCGCAGAACGTTCCGACCCTGACCACGGGATCGCGCACGGGCGGCGGCACCTCGGCTATCAATGCCTCGATCGTCACGACCACGACGACCTACGAATCCGTCAAGGACACCAATACGCAGGTGATCTCCGTCGGTTCGTTCACGGGCGCAACGGATACTGTCAAGGCCGGCGAAGTATTCACCATTGCCGGCGTGTACGCAGTTAACCCGGTGACAAAGGCGAAGCTTTCGTTCCTGAAGCAGTTCACGGTTGTTTCTGATGCGACCGCGGTTTCCAACGCGATTTCGTCGCTTACGATCTCGCCCGCGATCATCTGGACGGGTGCGTTCCAGAACATCTCGACCACGTTGACTGATCTGAACACGGCTGTCGTGTCGTTCCTTGGAACCGCCTCGACCGCCTATCGCCAGAACATGATCTTCAACAAGAACGCCTTCGCGATGGTCAGCGTTCCCCTCGTCTCGCCTCCGGGCGCGGTGCAGGTGTCGCGTCAGTCCTACAAGGGGACCAACGTTCGCGTCATCCCCGTGTATGACGGCATCGGTGATGAAAGCCTGTGGCGCCTCGACGTGCTTTATGGGGTCAAGGCCATCGATCCCCGCCAGGCTGTTCGCCTCTCCGGAACCTGATTTGAGCGGCCCTTCGGGGCCGTTCTTTTTCTCATTCAACAAGGAAACTTCACATGGCTATCAAACAACTTAGCGACGGTAATCCGCTTGGCACCGTCTTGGGCCAATCGTCTACCGATCTGATCGGCTTCTATGGCGTTGCAACTCCGGTTGCGCGTCGCGCGTCGTCCATTCAGGCGACCTCGGTGATTTCGGCCTACAGTGCCACCACGGCGTCCGCGCTGATCGGTGCGCTCCTGGTCGAGATCGCCAATACCCTGAACGGTCTCGGCGTCTGGAAGGGCAGCGCGTAAGCCCATGAAAGTCGTGATGGCATGTCCTACGGTCGAAAGGCCGTATGCCTGCTTTCTCAACTCAGTGGAGAATTCGGTCCCGTTGCTTGATGCGGCGGGGCTGGATCACAAGATCACCTTTGAAGTAGGCAACCCCTATATCAGTGCCGCGCGAGCCACGATGCTACGCAAGGCGCTTGATACACAGCCCGACGCGATTGTGTTTCTTGACCATGATCTTTCGTGGAAGCCTCAAGACCTTCTTACCCTAATTGAAACGCCTGGCGATGTCGTCGCGGGGACGTATCGGTTCAAGAAGGAAGAAGAAGAATATATGGGCCATACGGACTGCATGCCGAATGGTCAGGTGGCGGGACGCAAAGACGGTTGTTTGAAGGCCGTAAATGTCCCGGCCGGCTTCCTCAAGGTCACTCGGCAGGCCATCAATCGGTTCATGGCCGGCTATCCTGAACTTGTCTACGGCGAACCCTGCAATCCGTCCGTCGATCTATTCAACCACGGCGCCCATAAAGGCGTTTGGTACGGCGAGGACTATGCGTTCTGCCGCAACTGGAATGACCTCGGCGGCGAAATCTGGATCGTGCCCGATCTGGATTTAGATCATCACTCTAAAACTGCCGTGTTCAAGGGCAACTTTCACAAGTATCTGATGAAGCAGGCCGGGGCAAACGATGTCAAAGACGCGGCTTGAACTCGTCACGCAATGTCTGGTCAATCTCGGCATCATCGCGACCGGCCAATCCGTTTCGGCTGAAGATGTGCAGAAGATGGACGGGTTTATTGACCCTGCCTGCGCTCTGTTGGCCGGAAAGCAAATCTACTATGTGCAGGACACCGGTACGCCTTCGCCCCCGACAGGCGGCGATATTGATGACGCTGCATTTCTTCCATTGGCGGACTGGATTGCGAACCGGGCTTGCTCTGGCTTCAACCTTCAGGCCGATCAGAAAATGCAAGCCTTGGCGACGTTAGCCGAGGCCGATCTGATAACGCTATCGGCTCCCGCCTCGACGCTGCGGACATTGCGGCAAGATCCGGCAGTTCTAAGCCGGCGCCGCTTTGGCGGTTGGGGCGTCGTTTGACCAAGGTCAATATCCCGTTCCCGGTCACGAACGCACCGGGAGCAAAGCCACAAGAAGCCGGCGGGCGCATTATCAACGGTTATGTCGAGCAATTGGGCGATCAGGCGCCGGGAAAGACCGTAATTCGTCGCGGGCCTGGGTTGCTCAATTTCGGCACCACGGCGCGCACCGGGTATCGCGGGTCAATCGTGGTCAACGGCGTTCTTTATGCGGCCTTTAATGGCAAGCTTGAGAAATGGGACAGCACGGGCGGCGCTTCGGTCAATGTCGGCAACCTGAACGGCACCAAGCGCGGGTTTTTCGCAGCCAACAACAACACCACGCCGGATAAATGTTTCGTCGATCCGGACGGCAATATCGCGGTATTCACACCGACCGCCGTGACGAATAGCTGGCCGGATGCTGATCTGCCGGCCGCCAATTCGGTTGACGTTCTGGACGGCTATCTGGTGTTCACGACAGGCGACGGGCGGGCGTTCGCAACCGATCTGAATGCGACCTCGGTCAATGCGCTCAGTTTCGGCAAGGCAGAGTCAAAGCCTGACGGGCTGGTTCGCGTTGTCACTTGGTCCGGCCGGCTACTGCTATTCGGAACTGAAACCACGGAAGTCTGGACCGATCAGGCCACGGTGCCGTTCCCGTTCGCGCGAAGCGGTATCATTCCAAGGGGCTTGGCCGGTCCTTATTGCATTTCCGGCTATGAGGACGGCTTTTCGCGCGGGCCGATCTTCGTCGGGGACGATAGCTGCGTCTATAAGCTGGAAGGCTATACGCCGACCAAAGTTTCCCCGCCCGATTTGGACGGCATGATTGAAGCGGTTGCCGACAAGACGACGCTGGAGGCGACTTCCTTTATTTCCCGCGGCCATGCCATTTGGCAGCTTTCCTGCCCGGATTGGACATGGACGCTCGATATCACGACCAGCCAATGGACGCAGGCCGATAGCTACCTTGTGACCCGCTCCCGTAGGTCCGGCGCAATCAATGCCTTCGACAAATGGCTAACCGGCGACACCTCGACCGGGAATATTCAACAGATCACGTCAACCGCAAATGATGAGGTTGGAAGCCCGCTTAGGCTTAGGATTGAAAGCGGACCCGTCATGAATTTCCCCGGCGGGGCAGTCGTTGGCCGGGCCGATTTCTACTTTACCACGGGCGTCGGTATCGCGAGCGGATCAGATCCCGACCAAACCGACCCGGACGTTGAAATTTCATGGAGCGACGACGGCCAAACGTGGTCGAATCCAATTCTCCGAAAGCTTGGGCGGCAAGCCACGCCAACGCAGTTGATCTCGCTTGTCGCCTGCACGGGCCGCGCGGGCTGGCAGGGGCGCCGCTGGCGGCTTGATGTCTCAGCGGGTGTCTATGCCGCTTTCATGTTTGCCACGATGTCCGACGATCCCAGGGCGATCTGAGGCGCTTTAGAATGTTCCCTCCCGACGTGCCTGTGGTTGATCTGACGACGGGATGCCTGACGCAAGACTTTTACGAGATCGTTAAGGGCCTCGAAAGGCTCGGATTGCTCGATCTTGCCGACGTGGC